TCGACAACTAACACACCAGTAAAAGCTTCAGGCACAACAACAGCGAACACAATAAACCAAAAATTCACACACACCGACAACAGACTTACTTATGTAGGTGCTTTAATTCGTGACTTTCAAGTTACGGCAACAGTTTCGTTAACAAGTGGAAATAATAATATTATAGGCGTTTACGTTGCTAAAAATGGGACGGTTATAAATTCGTCCGAAATGTATTCCACAACGTCAAGCGGTGGACGTTCCGAATCAATAACATGTCAAACAATACTAGAATTAAATCAGAATGATTATATCGAAATATTCGTCGAGAATTCATCTTCGACGATAAATATAACAGTTGAATACTTGAATGTTATTTGTAAAAGTTTAAATTAATTAAAATGTCAAACAATCGCGAGGAATACATAATTTCGTTAATAGACAGGGGCGTTTCTTCTGGGCTTCGTGACGTTTCGAAATCAGTTGAGGACGTACGTTCGAAAATGGACGGTTTACAGGATAAAATCGGAAACGGATCGAACGGGGTTTCGGGTGGATTTTCAAAATTAACGTCTTTAGCGATGCGATTCGGTGCCGTTGCGGGCGTTGGTATCATGGCGAAAAAAGTCGTTTCGTTAGGCGCTGACATGGAACAGACACGCGTGGCGTTCGGTACGTTCATGGGCGACACTGAAAAGGGGAACACTTTAATAGCGAAATTAAACGAATTCGCGAACTTTACGCCGTTTGATAACGCCGAAGTTATAAAGTCGGGGAAAATGCTTCTTTCGGCGGGAATGTCTTCGGATAAAATTTCGACAAGTCTTAAAACTTTGGGGGATATTGCTTCGGGGGTTGCTATGCCGTTGGACGAACTTTCACAGATTTATAGTAAATCTATGAACAAAGGGAAATTACAAGCGGAGGAATTGAACCAGATTTCAGAACGTGGAATTCCTTTAATGGCTGAACTTTCGAGAATGACGGGCAAGTCGACGGCCGAAATTTATAAACTTGCGGAAAGTGGATCCATTACTTCGGACGTGTTAACGACAGCGTTTCAGAACATGACAAGCGAGGGCGGGACATATTTTAATTTAATGGAAAAACAATCCCAAACGTTGGGCGGTAAATGGTCGACTATGGTCGGACAACTTCAAACGATAGGTATAAAATTAGGCGAAGCGCTTATTCCTGTTTTGTCGAAGTTGGTCGAATTCGGTTTAAAAATCATTCAAAATAAAGAACTTTTAAAAGATATTGCGATCGTTGTCGGAATTGTTACGGGTGGATTTATCGCTTTTAAAATAGCTATGGGAGTTGCTTCACTTGTAACGGGTGGATTTTCGACGGCCTTCGCCACGCTTAACGCGATTATGTGGGCAAATCCGATAGGCGTAATTATTGGGGCCATTGTATTATTAACGACGGCGGTAGTTTTGATAATTCGCCATTGGAACGAATGGAAAGAAACGATTTTCACTTTTATAGACGTTATTCTGTTACTTAGCGGACCGTTGGGAATGATAATTTTAATATTTAAGAAAATTTATCAGTCTTGGGACAAAATAAAGGAAGCGTTCACAGGGAAAGGAATAATCGAAGGAATTAAGGAAATAGGCAGAACGATATTAGACGCTATTCTGGAACCGTTGCAAAAAGTCGCGGAATTTTTCGGAATGGATACAATCGCAAAAGGTATCGAAGGAATTCGAAACAAGGCGGGAATCGTAACGAACGAGAAAGTTAAAATTTCGGGGCCGTCTTCTTATTCAGACTACCAAAAAACCCAGACAATGGGGTTACTACCTAAAAACAACGGAATTTTAGGCCTTGTCGATTCGCTTCCGAAACAGAAACCCGTTACAACGAATAAAAGAACGGCCGACGGCGGTTTCGAAATAAAAGACGCGGGCGGAAAAACGAAAAAAAATTCGAACGTTAAAAGCGGGCTTTCAGAAATAAAAGCGGGGGCGCCGAAGACGTTTAATATAAATATCGGATCGTTAATCAAAGAACAGAATTTCGAAACTGTAAAAGATATGTCGGATATTTCGACAATCGTTAAAAACGAGGTTTCGCGATTATTGTTCGGGGTTGTTAATGACGTACAAACGACGTAAATATGACAAACGGAATTTATACCATAAAAGGCGCGGGCCTTGGCCTTGTAAAGCCGAAATTATTTCGTCCAGGAAAAGGGATTGAAAGTAATAACGAAAACACGTATATAGTTGGAAACGTTGAAGTCGATAATTCGTCCAGGGTTTCGTTATTCGGCACGCCTGTTTATTCTAATTTAGAAATAAAACCATTCAATTACGAAAGTTTAGAAGGCGAACAAATTTCGATTTCTAACGGGATAATTATCGACACGGTAATATTTAACGTTACGCAAACGAAAAACATTGTAAAAACGCCAATAAGTGGCCGAAATGGAACTGTAAAAGAATACGTTTCGGACGGGGATTTTCAAATCGAAATTTCGGGGGCCATTGTTTCGCCAGGGCAAACGTACCCCGAAACGGAAGTAAACGAATTAATAGAAATATTAAAAGCGCCTATCGCGATACCTTCAGACAGTTTAATTTCCGAATACTTGAATTGGTTCGGAATACATTCGATAGTCGTTGAAAGTTACGATTTCCCACAAACTGAAGGGACAAGAAATCAACAGGAATTTAGAATTTCGGCAATTTCCGATATTCCTATCGAATTAGAAGACGACGAATTTTAATCATGAAAAGACTATTTTCAAAAATAACGATAACAAGTCAAAAGGACGGAAGCGTTACGACGTTAAATTTTACGAATAACGTTTCGTTAAAATCGACCTGGAAAGACTTCACGGACACAGCCGAAATAATTATCCCTAAAAAAATCACAAAAGGCGGGAAAAATATCGCGGTCGGATTAGATTCGATTTTCAGACGTGGCGACATGGTTAAAATTGAATTAGGCTATTATCCGAAGTTAGAAACATTTTTCGAAGGTTATATTTCCCGCGTTTTGTTGGACGCGCCTATTACTTTATTTTGTGAAAATTCGTCGTACTTATTAAAACAGAATACAGTTACAAAAAGCTATAAATCGGTAAATTTAAAAACTTTACTTTCGGACATTTTACCGTCTGGAATAACATTCGAAACAGTCGACGCGGAATTGGGGCAATTTAGACTTTCCAACGTTACGCCGTTGCAAGTATTGGAAGAACTTAAAAAGACTTATTCCTTAGAATCTTTTTTCCGAGACGGGGTTCTTTATTGCGGGCTTTCTTACGTTCCAAAAAATTCGAATGTTTTTAATATTACGAAAGAAAGAAATATTATAGATAATAATCTGGAATGGAAAAACGAGGAAGACACGAAAATAAAATTAAAAGCTATTTCAATGAAGCCAGATAATTCGAAAATTGAAATCGAAGTCGGGGACGTTGGGGGCGAACAAAGGACGGCACACTATTTTAACTTATCCGAAACAGAACTTCGAGCGTCGGCCGAAAGGGATATTATTAAATATAGATATACGGGTTTTCGTGGCGAATTCGAAACTTTTGGGAACAAAAAAATAAATCACGGGGATATTATAAATTTACGATCTTATAAGATTCCAGAACAAAACGGGGCCTATTTTGTCGACGGCGTGAAAACTTCGTTCGGTATGAACGGTTTCCGTCAAATGATCGAATTAGGCCGAAAGGCTATTTCTGGAACGGATTTTTCTATTAATGAATTGCAAAACTTTTAATAATGTCGGACAATACTATTAAATCGCTACTTCGCGAAATCACAAAGGACCGAACAGTCGAAATTTATTCTGTTTTATGTTCAGTTGATAGCGTGGATCCTACGGAAAGAACTATCGACGCCACGCCATTAAATGGGGACGCTCAAATTTTTAACATTCGACTACAAAGCGAAATTAATTCAAATATAGGCCTTTGTATTTTTCCCGTTATCGGTTCGGTTGTTATTGTTACGTTCATGAATAAATTAACGGGATTCGTTTCGACATTTTCGGAAATTGATAAAATATTTATCGACACTACGAACGAAGTTATTTTCGACGGTGGATCGAATGGGGGATTAATAAAAGTTAACGATTTAGTTTCTAAATTGAATACAGTCGAAAATGATCTTAACACGTTGAAAAATATTTTATCTTTATGGGTTCCTGTTACTATGGACGGCGGGGCGTCACTAAAAACGGCTTTAGGGACTTACTTCAGTCAAACAATTACGCCGACGATTAAAACGGATATTGAAAACGATAAAATAAAACATTAAAATAATGGCAATATTTAAAGATATTATAGTCGATCAAACGGGGGACCTGGAAATCTTAAACGGGGATATTTTCGTAAATGAAAGCGATTCGCAACATTTAGAATTTATTGTCACGGCCGACAAGGGGCAATTTAGACAATTTCCTTTAATTGGCGTCGGTATTCGTCGTTTTTCAAGTGGACCATTTGACGCCCAAGCTATACGCCAGGCTATCAAATTACAGTTAGAAAGTGACGGATACAACGTCCGAAAAGTTTCCGTTTCAAATAATGGAACGGGCCAAATAGAAATCGACGCGACACGAAAAAATAATTAATCATGGAATACACTATAAAAAGCGGACAGGATATTTTCGACGTTGTTATTCAGAACTTCGGAGACATTGAAACGGGGCTTTTCCCGACGTTAACGGCGAATGCCTTAGGACTGAATAAAATCACTTTGGCACGGGAATACGTAACGAATAGAACTTTAACTATAAACAACGAAAACACGCCAGACAATAAGGTTCGTATTTTCTTTAAACAGCGTAATTTTAACCTAAACAACGCCGACGAAGATTATTATTCTTTAACGCCTGGCGACTTCGGAAACGATTTCAATTTCGATTTTAATTAAATAAGACATGACGGAAGCGCAAATTTTAACACTTATAACGGATTATATCACGACAAACAACAACGGCGAAATAACGGCCGTTAAGGTCAAAGAAATATTAGACGAATTAACGTCTTCAAATATTAATCTGGAAAAATTAAAATTAAATTTAACGGATAACTCCGATTCTTTTGTCGTTTCGCAAAAGGCTATAAATACGGCTTTGGCTTTGAAGTCGGACAAAACGCCATTACTTCAGACGGTAGCGTCAACGGCAAGTTTAACGCCGTTAACGTCAAACGATTTAATCGAAGTCACGGCGCTAGCTGAAGCGATAACAATAAACGAACCGTCGGGCCTTGTCGGAAACGGTAAAACGTTACTTTTTAGAATAAAAGACAACGGAACGGCCCGCGCTATTACTTTCGACGCTTCTTTTGTTCCGATAGGTTCGGCGCTTCCAACGACGACAGAAATAGGAAAGAATTTATATTTTATAACGATTAAGGACACGACGTCGGGAAATTGGCACGTTTTCCCTTATTATAACGAACTTTAAAATGTATAGAAATTTAATTCCTTTTTTTAGGCCGTTATCGGTTGTCAACCCTCTTTGGGATGGACTTCTAGCTTACTATACAACAGACAACACTCCAAACGATGCTTTAGGGAATTACAACGGTATTTTAGTAAACGGTGCTACTTATGGGACTGGAATAATTAATCAAGGTTTTTCTTTTGATGGGGTTAACGA